GATAACACGTACTCGAACTACAAAGAGGCGAGGCTCGCGCTCTACGAGGATACGGTTATCCCGCTAACCGAGGAGATGATCGGTGAGCTCAATAACTCCGTCGTTCCTCGGTTCGGTCCCGGGATCGAGCTACGCCCCGACTGGGACGCCGTCTCCGCCCTATCCGAACGACGCGCCGCGAAGTGGGACCGGATCGATAAGGCGACCTTCCTCTCTCCGAACGAGAAGCGCGAGGAGCTAGGTTACGAGCCGAAGACCGGCGGCGACGACCTACTCGTACCCGCCGCGCTCGTTCCGCTCGGCGTCGTACCCGACGAGCTATCGGAATCGGAATTCCGCGAGGAGCTACGGGCGCAGGGCTGGAGCGATACGTCTTCGCGGCAGATGGCGAGGCTTGCCTATGGCGGTTGACCGGCGGCGATATCTCGCGCAGCACCTTCGGCTCCTAGAGTCTCACGAGCGGTCGGCGCGCTACTTCTCTCGGCGGCTACTCGTACGGCACGGAAAGCTCGCGGCGACCGGGTTCGAAGAGGGCGGCGCCGAGGGCGCTACGATCGCGCTCCGCGACGGGGAGAAGGAGGTACGCGAGCTACTCGCGCGGCTCTACCCGCCGACTATCTCGACCTTCTCGAAGCGCGTCTTCGAGATGTTCCGCGAGCCGCAGGTCTCGGTCTTCGAGCTACTCGTCCTGGAATTCATACGGAAGTACGCGCTCGAATCCGCGAAGCTAATCCACGGGACTACGGTCGGGGCGATCGTTACGACGATCGCGCTCGGGCGGAAGGAAGGCGTCGCGAATAAGGTAATCGCGAAGATGATCCGAGAGCAAGCGCTCTCGCTCTCTCGCGTCCGAGCGAACGCGATAGCGAGGACCGAGACGCATAACGCCGCGACGTTCGCGAGCCAGACGGCGGCGAGAGCGACGAACCTCCGACTCGAAAAGGAATGGATCGCCGTCGTCGACGACCGAACCCGAGGAGCGGAGGGCGGGGACGGGCACGTCGGGACGGACGGGCAGCGGCGGAAGATGGACGAGCCCTACCGCGTCGAGGGGTTCTCGACCGTACCCGCCGCCTCCATGATGAGACCCGGCGACCGAGGGGCGCCCGGGGGCCACGTAATTAACTGCCGATGCGGCGAGCTATACCACCGCGTCGGGGAGGACGTAGCGGCGCCGGTCGCCGCGTAACGGAGGAAGAGACGATGGATCTGGAGTACCTCGACTGCCGACACGCTCCCGTCGAGATCCAGGACGCCGAGAAGGGAATCGTCGCCGGCTACCTAGCGACGTACGGGAAGGTCGACGACCGCCCCGTATTCTGGACGGAGGGCGCCTTCGATACCGCCGTAAAGGCGATAAACGAGGGGCGCGAGGACCGGAACCTAATGCTCTGGCATCACTGGGCGGAAGAGCCGATGGGGCGCTGGACCGAAGCCCGCGCCGACGAGACGGGGCTATGGGCGAAGGGGCAGGTCGCGCTCGAAGTCGACGACGCGGTACGGCAATTCCAGAAGGTCAAGGCGAAGCTCGTAACCGGGCTCTCGATCGGGTTCAAGAATACTCGGGAGGAGCGCGACGACGAGACGGGCTTCCGTCGAATCCTCGACGCCGAGATCCCCGAGGCGTCTCTCGTAACCTTTCCCGCGATGGGAGGGGCTCGGGTCAAGTCGGTCCAGAGCGTCCTATCGCTAACGACGATCCGCGAGTGGGAGCGGTTCCTACGAGACGTAGGGCTCTCGCAGAGCGCCGCGAAGGCGCTGCTCGCGAAAGGGTACGCTGGAGTGAGTCATCGAGACGACGACGAAGCGCTAGCGTCGGAAGCGCTCGCCGCTCTTCGAGAGGCGGGCAAGGTACTCACAACTACGTAACGGAGGTATCGCACGATGAGCGAGCAGCTCACAGCGATCAAGGAAGAAGTCCAGAAGATCGGCTCGGAATGGGAGACCTTCAAGCACGCGCACGAGCGCGAGCTGAAGGAGATCCGGGAGAAAGGCTTCGTAACGGCGGAGACGCAGGAGCTTCTCGACCGGATCCAGAGGGAGCTGGACGGAGCCGACGGACGGAAGGAAGAGCTGGAGCGCCAGCGCGAAGCGCTCGATCGCATCGAGACGGCGCTTCAGCGGTCGGCGCGGGGCAAGGGCGAGCCGAGCGAGGAGGAGGACGCGTACGGCGACCGACTCGTCGAGTGGATGCGGAAAGGCGGAAGCCGGACCGAAGACGCTCTCGAAGCCGCAGCGAAGGAGGTACAAGCCCTAACGGTCGGGAACGATCCGGCGGGCGGGTACTTCGTCAAGCCGGAGAGGGGCGCGATGATCGAGTCGGCGATCTTCGAGACGAGCCCGATGCGCCAGGTCGCAGGGCAGATCTCGATCTCGTCGGACTCGTACGAATTCCTCGACGACTACGACGAGCCCGGAGGCGGCTGGGCCGGCGAGACCCAGACCCGAAGCGAGACCGACACGGCGCAGATCGCGGAGCGGAAGATCCCGGTCCACGAGCTATACGCGCTACCGAAGGCGTCGCAGAAGATCCTGGAGGACTCGGCGGTCAATCTCGAAACGTGGCACCAGGGTAAGGTCGTCGCGAAGTTCGGGCGGCTGGAGAATACCGCCTTCGTCGAGGGGAACGGGGTCACTCAGCCGATGGGCTTCCTCTCCGTCACGCTCGCCGAGGATACCGGCTCGGGCGTCGCGAGGGGCTCGATCGGTTTCGTCGAGACGGGAGTCGCGGGCGGGTTCCACGCGGATACGCCGGGCAACGTCCTGATCGACGTGCAGGCTCGGCTAAAGGCGGACTACGCTCCGGGCGCCGTCTTCCTGATGAACCGGGCGACGATCGGCGCGACGCGGAAGATGGTCGACGCGAACGACCAGTACATCTGGCAGCCCGGTCTCCAGGAGGGGCAGCCGGCTCGGCTCCTCGGGGCTCCGGTCGTCTCGGCGGAGGACATGCCGACGATCGCCGACGACGCGTACCCGATCGCGTACGGCAACTTCCGCGAGGGCTACCTGATCGTCGACCGCCTCGGGATCTCGCTCCTGCGCGATCCGTACACCGCGAAGCCGTACGTCCTCTTCTACACGAGGAAGCGAACGGGCGGAGACGTGGTGAACTACGAGGCGATCAAGCTCGTCAAGATGGCGGACTAGATCCGCTCGCTCGGTCGAAGGAACGGAACGAAGGAACGAACGGAACGAACGAACGGAGGCGCAAGAAGATGCGCGACGATTTCAACAATCTGAAGGTCTCGATCGCCCTAAGCCCGGTCGCGGTCGGCGACGATACGGATCAGGTCTGCAACATCATCGATGGGCAGGGCTACGATTCGCTCGTCTACGCGATCTCGACGGGGACTCTCGCGGCGACGGCGGCGACGTTCACGCCGTTGCTCGAAGAGGGCGACGAGTCGGATCTGTCCGACGGTACGGCGGTCGCCGACGCGGATCTGCTCCCGAGGAGCGGAGCCGAGACGGCGTTCAACCAGGCGGACGACGACGAGCTGTACAAGATCGGGTACACCGGGTCGAAGAGGTACACGCGTCTGACGATCGCAATCGCGACGAACGACGCGAGCGCTCCTCTCTCGGTAGTCGCGATCCAGGGCCAGGCGCACTCGCGTCCGGTCCCGGCGGACGACACCCCGGGGGCCTGATCTCGTAGGCACGAAGCGCGGGCAAGGTAGTAGCCGTCGGCTTCGGTCGGCGGCTACTACCGACGCGCGATCCGAAGAGAGAGAGAGAGAGCGAAGATGAAAGTCAAGATGCTCGAAACCCGGGACGCCTCTCCCGAACCGGAGAGGAGCGTCGCGGTCCATAGGTTCCTCGAAGGCGAGACCTACGAGGTTACGCCCGAGAGGGGTCGCCTATTTATTCGGCGCGGACACGCCGAGACGGTCGAAGATCCGAAGCCCGATACGAGGACGAACGGGCTCGTCGAGATCGTCGCGAACGGAGTTAGCGCCGTACGGAAGAAGGCGACGCGGAAGAAGCCCGCCCGGAAGAAGACGACTCGGAAGAAGTCGGCGAGGAAGAAGGAGTAGAGCCGTGGGGGTTATCCGTCCGATCGTCGTACAAGGAGCGCTCGTCGGGTATCTCGATCAGGACTTACCGCTCGGGAGCGTAGGCGCCTCGAACGTCGCGCTTACGAACGCCTTCCTCTCGACCGTCGGGAACCTGAGCGCCAATATCGTTACGGAGATCCGCGACGATTCGGACGCGCTCCTAACGCTAACGATCCCCTCGACGGCTAACTCGACCGAGCCGGATATCGATCCGTATATCTCGATCGACGGCGGTACCGAGCTTTTCGCGCGGATTACCGATACGCCGAACGACGCGACCCACCTCTCTGGCTGGCTCCTCCTTAACCCCGCCGGCTGGGCTGCCGACGCCGCCGACGAGCCCGTAACTCTAATCGAGGCGAAGAGCTACCTACGCGTCGACTACGCTACCGACGACGACCTAATCGAGATTCTAATCGCGGCGGCTCGCGAGGCGGCGGAAGACGAGACGGGGAAGGCGATCGTCGGACGGGTCGAGACGCTCTTTCTCGATAAGTGGCCCGGGATCGAGCCCGAATGGTTCGAGGGCGCCCGCGACGGTCCGATAAGCCTCGGACAGCAGGGGTACGTCGACCTACCGTACGGCGCGTCGCAGGGCGGGCTATCGATCTCGACCTTCGACGACTCGGATAACGAGACCGTCTTCGCGTCGAGTAACTACTACTTCGATACGGCGTCGGCGCGGATTACGCTCCGTAGCGGGAAGACCTGGCCCTCCGCTACCCGCGCCGCGGACGCGATCAAGATCGTATGGACGATCGGCTACTCCGAGCCGGCGACCGTCCCGTCGAAGGTAAAGGCGGGAATCCTCAACCACGTCGCGGTTATGTACGAGCACCGCGAGAGCGACGTACCGATGCCCGAATCCGCGAAGAAGCTATACGGGACGACATACGTCGCGAAGGATCTAGTCTAGAGATGGCGCTCGTCCCTATCGGACATATGAGAGAGGCGATCGAGATTCAGCTCCGGTCGCACGTACCCGACGGCGGTACGTCCCTAACCGAGTCGCGCGTAACGATCGCGGGCGGAACGGTTCGAGCCGCGGTCCGAGAGCCGAGTATCGCGGCGCGGTTCGGGACGGTACAGGTCGCGGGGTACGCGAAGGCAACCCACGTCTTTACCGTACGCTTCCGAGAGGACGTACGGACGAACCACTCCGTACTCTGGCGCTCGCGTAACTACCGGGTACTCGGGACGAACGATCCCGGGAAGATGCCCGGCGAGACGCGCCGCCGGCTAGAGATCGTTACCGCGGAAGAAGGCGACGACTAATGATCTCCCTTCGTATCCTAACGGACGAAGTTACGCCGGGACTCCGAAAGGAGCGGAAGGCGATCCCGGCGGGTTCGCGTAACGCGCTCGATTGGCTAGGGCTCCAGATCCAGAATTCCGCTCGCGAGAGTATGTGGCGCGGAACGCCTTCGGGCCAAGTCTATACGCGAGGGGGGAAGGCGCACGTCGCGTCGGCGCCGGGAGAGCCGCCCGCGGTAGACGAGGGCCAGCTAGTCGGCGATATCGAGTATTTCGTAGGGAGAGGCTACGTCGATATCGGAACGACT